CCCCGCCGTTCAGCGCCAGTTTGAGGTTCGTCGCGGTCAGCTGGGCCAGGTTGACCGTCAGCGACGCGACCCGGCCGTCCGGCACGTTGGAGATCGGGTCGAGCTCCTCCGCGACGTTGACCGGGGAGGTGTTCAGCTGGTAGTCGAACTCGGACCCGGCGTCGGTGTACCCGAGCGCGATCCACCCGGCGTCCACAGACGTCCAGGCGGTGATCAGGTCGGTTGGCTCGACCCGTCCGATGGCCCCGGCATACAGGATGCCCGGGCCGAGCGACAGGGCGGTAGGCGATCCACGGGCCATGGTTTACTCCTCCGGGTTGCGCACTTGGTCAGCCCAGCCGAACCGGGCGACATCAGCCGGCGGCACCAGCGAGCCTGCGCTGTAGGCACGGGCGGGCATGGCACCGGACTCCGGGTCGTAGATGAACAGGTCCTCGGCGGCGACGTAGCTGAACGGCTCAGATGCCTCGGGCTGGGGCTGCTCATCCGGTGACTGGGTGGCCTCATCCGGCCCCGGGTCCGGGGCCTGGCGGGGAGTCTTCGCCGCTGCCATGGCGGTCAGCCGGAGAACTTGATCGCGCCGATTTTGACGCTGGTCGTGGCGGACACCTGGATGTTGACGTTGCCGTTCGCGTCGCCGTACGGGTTCTGCGGGAACGGGCCGAAGAACCGGTCACCGGTGGTGGCCGGGACCGGGCCGAACGTCTGCGGCGCGATCGTGGTCCCGCGCGGCCCGGACGCCGCCGGCGGGGTGACCAGCACCGTGACCGACGCGCCGGACGTGTTGGTCACCCGCAGCCAGGTCTCAGCGTCAGCGACGAACGTGTCCCCAGTCCCGGCCGTGGGCGTGACCAGCCCGGCTGTCGGGTCGATGCCAGCCAGCGCGGCGGTGGCCACGAGGGTGACGAGTGCTGCCATTGCTCCTCCTACTGATGCGCCGCGAGGACGAAGTCAGCGGACACGGTGAAGCAGAACGCCTCACCGGAGTCTGCTGGCAACGGCACCGCGGACGGGCCTGCCACGTTGTCGGACACGTACACATCCACGCCGGTGGTGCCGCAGGGCTGCCGGATGCCGCGCAGCCCCTCCCACGCGGTGGCCAGCGCCACCGCTGCGGCCTCAGCCAGTTCCGCCGTGCCCGCGTAGCACAGGGCACCCACCCGGGCCAGTGACGGGCCGTCGCCCTCAGCGACCAGCTGCCGGGCCGATGAGGAGTCCCGGGTGATGACCGCGTATGCCCCGGACGCAGGAGACCGCTGCGACCGCAGATAGGCGCCGTTGGACAGCGGGTTCCCTGCCCCGGTCAGGTCCGGGCGGGCGTTGACCCAGGCCCGGATCGCGGTCTCGGCGGCGACGGCCATCAGCCCAACTCCAGTTTCACACCGGACAGTTCCTTGACCGAGTCGGTGATGAACGGGTTCGGCGCGGTCCCGGGGTGGTGCACGACCCGGCCGAACACCTGCCCGGAGGCCCGGTTCCGCAGCGGCCACGGCCCGGTGGACTCGATCACATGCGGCGGGGTGCCGTCGTTGACGAACTTCCCGTAGGGGGCGGTGGGGCCGACGATCACTGACCCGTCCGGCAGCCGGTATGCCCTGATCGAGCTGCGCAGGTACCCAGACGGCCGCAACGGCAGGTCCCCCGGTCCCCGGAACCGGGACACGTCCGGGCCGGACAGGTGGGCCAGGCCCCGGCCCCGGTACGCCGGCCCAGACGAGGACCCGGACGGCACCGGCTCGGCGTAGGTGGGCTGGGTGGGTGACACCGGGCAGCGGGCTTTCATCGCCGTCACCACCTCGGCGGCGATCCGGTCCACGGCGGCCATGACCTTCGGGTTGGTGTCCGCCCAGACTTTGACCGCTGCCGGGTCCCAGGTCACCACCACGTCGCTAGCCACGGACCGGCACCCTCTCAGCGGAGATCCGGCCCTCGATCAGGAGCTGGCGGACCATTTCCACGAGCAGGACCCGGTCCCGGGCGTGCAGGTCCCCCCAGGCCGCGCCCCTGGGCACGTCCAGGACCCGGTGGGTGAAGTCCGGGGACAGCCGTTCATGGGCGTCTACCAGGCCGCGTGCGATCCGCTCAGCCTCGCCCTCGAACACCGTCCCGGCGACGTCACCCATCCCGGAGGCGGCGATGCGGGCTGCCCGCTCGCTCATCGCACCTCCCTATCGTCCCGGACGGTTATTGCCCGTAGCTGGCTGGTCACAGGTTGAGGTCCGCCCACAGCGGCGGGTCGGGCATGGCCCAGGCCGGGTACACGTCCGCCGCGCCGGACCCGGCGATGGACAGCGCCCGTTTCAGGGACGCCAGGGCATCCTTCGCGCGGGCGTCCAGCATCATCGCCGTCCGTATGTCCGCGTCGCGGGCCGGGTAGGCGATCTCGATGTCCGACGCCGCCCGGTACGCCGCAGCGGTCCGGGCCTGGACCTGGATCTGGTCCGACGCGGGCGGTGAGACGGGCAGCTCCCCCGCTTCGCCCACCACCCACGACACGGCCGCGTCGATGGCGTCCTGGGCCTGCGCGTCGGACGGGGTGGTGGAGGAGGTGAACGTGCCCAGCAAACTGTCGGAGCCGGGCGTGCGCGTGTCCCTGGTCCGGGTCGGGATCTTCTGCCCGACATCGGCCAGCGTCGGCGCCCACGCCTCGGCCACAGCTCACCCCTTCGGCGCGCCCGGCTGCCCGGTGCGGGCCTTGACCTTGTCGGCGTCCGCCTGGGCCTTGTCAGCGGCCTGCTGTTTCGCGGCGGCGTCCTTTTCGGCCTGCTGCGCGGCCTTGTCCGCTGCGGCCTGCCGTTCGGCCTGCTGTTCCCGGTCAGCTTCTGCCTTTTCGGCGGCGTCCCGGTCCGACTCGGCGTCCTTGAGCTGGGCCTCGGCGTCCTTGACGGCCTGCTGCGCGGCCTTGACCCGGGCGTCGGCGTCCTGGACGGTGGGCACCGTCTCACCGGTGGGGATCTCCTCGATCAGGCCCTGGGCCAGGTGGTGGTCGATGGAGTCCTGGTCCACGTCCAGGGGCACCGGTGCGCCCTCATGCAGGCCCCGGACCTGGATACCGTCCGGGGTCTGGGTCTTGACCGTGATGTACTTCGCGGTGACCCGGTACATCTTCCGTGCTGCCATGCCGGTCTCCTCACTGATTCCTGCTGCCGGGCCCGCCCGGGTTGGGTCAGGCGGATGCGATGAAGCAGGCCGACCCGGGCTCCTGGACCACCGGCACTGTCTTGCGCCGGCCCTGCAGGTCCCAGGCGTCGTTCGCGTCGAGCCGCATCGACTTGATCTGCACGGCCAGGTCCGCCATCGCGTACCCGGGGGCGTCATCCATCTCGTCGGCCATCCCGCCCAGCTGGGTGGAGTCCAGGACGTACGGGGAGGTGATCACCGCCGCTGCGGGGGACACCACGATGACCAGCCCGGCGATGATCTCGATCGTGCCGGTGTAGATCGGGTTATCGGTGGTCTCCCGGCGGAGCGCGTTGGTGATGTTCGTGTCGGACATCATGTAGGCGTACCGGGTGTCCCCGACCGTGATCGTGTCCGGCTTGTACCCCAGGTTCAGGGCGTAGATCGACGCCTTCGCGAGCAGGATGTCCTGGAAGATCGTCCGCGTCGCGGCGGTCACCCACGTGGCGGTGGCGGTGGTGTGGTTCGTCACCGCCGACGAGATCGCGGACATGGCCGTGCCGTCCACCTGCTGGATGACCGAGTTGACGACCTTCCGCAGGCACCGGTCCACGGTCTGCCCGGCGTACACGTTCCGGGCGATCTCCTCATCAGTGACCCGGACTTTCTGCCCCCACTTGGACACCGACGCGATGCCGGCCGTGCCGGTCGGCATGTTCGCGAACGGGTACTCCGCACCCGGGCCGACCGCCTCCACGGTCCGGTCAGTCACGAATGGTTCCGACAGCTCGTACAGGGCCGCCCCACCGGAGGTGCGGAACCGCTGCGTCAGGAGCTGGTCGGCGACGAACCGCAGGTCCTGGTAGTCACGCAGACGGCGGCGGATCTGAGTCGGGGACTGCAGGAACCGGCTAATGGTTTCGAGGTCACCCGACAAGGTGGGTGGCGGCGCCGGGTACGAACCTGGCATCTGGTCTCACTCCTTCGTTCCCTTGACGGGCTCTCGTGGTCGCGGCGGGCCTGAGGTCAGGTGCCGATGAACTGGGCCTTCGCAGGGCCGGTGGCGCCCTTGGTGCAGATGCCGAGCAGGGTGCCCGCTGCGGCGTCGGTGGCCAGCGTCCCGGCCTTGACCGTCCCGGTCGTCCCGGCGATCACGTCGTTGCCGGCGGCCAGCACCAGGACGCCCTGCACGACGATCTCGTGCACCACCCCGGACAGGGGCCACACCGTGACCCGGCCGCCGATCGGGGCGTCGAACGCGGCCACCCCTACCGAGTGGTCACCCGTGGTGGACGGGACCACGAGGTTGTCACCGGAGATCGACACGAGCTGCCCGCCGGAGACGGCAGTCGCGCCGACCGTCTTGGTGAACGGCAGCGTGTCGGTTCCGTTGACAGGCTGATAGTCGGCCATGGGGGTGTCCTCCTCAGACGCCGATCCACTGGAGTTTGGCGCCGGTCAGGGCACCCTTGGTGCAGATGCCGATGAACGTCCCGGCCGCCGCGGCGACGGCCAGGGTGTTGGTGTCCACCCCGGCCGACGCGCCGGCGGTGATCGCAGCCCCGGCCGCGACCGTGCCCGCGTTGTTATTCACGGACTCGTGGATGATGTTGCACAGCTCCCAGCAGGTCACCCGGCCCCCGGACGGGGCGTCGTGGGCGGCGACGGCCACCGCCCGCTGGGTGTTCGCGGTGCAGGGTGACACGGCCTTGTCACCTGTGGCCTGGAGGAGCTGCCCGCCCGAGATCGCCGCGCCGGCGGTCATCGTGAACGGCCGGGCCTTGGCTCGCTGTACCGGCGTGTAATCAGGCATGCCCTGGGCTCCCTCAGACGAGCATCATCCATCGGACTTTGGTGTTGTCCGTGGCGGTGATCAGGGCCACGCCAAGGATCGACCTGGCCAGGTTCACAGCGGCAGCGGTGTGCGCCGCGTCGTACACAGTCGGCTCCTGGCCGGCGGTGTTCGCGTCCAGCGCGGCGGTCTGCACCTGCCGGTTCGCGTTGGTGGCGGTGCGGATCTGGTCCCCGGCCGTGATCGTGCCGTCCGCGATGGACTCGTGCACCGGCCCCCGGCAGTAGAACGAGCACCGGGCACCGGCTGCCACGTCACTGGACGCGACCCCGACAAAGTTGGACACCGGGGTCGCGGACGGGGTGAACGGCGCGACCTGGTTCACGCCGGACACGGCGAGCAGATCGCCGCCCTTGACCGGCGCGCTGGCGGTCAGGGTGATGATCTCGCCTTCGATGAAAACCGGCGTGTAATCGGCCATGGTCAGCCAGCGGCCTCACGCTTGTACTGCGGCGGGAAAATCGACCGGTACTCCTGGTCGAGCAGCTCGTCTTCCGGGCCGCCCAGCTGGCCGATGTCGTCCAGCGGCACCACCCCGGGAGTCAGGCCGGCCAGCACCAGCCGGGTGCCCTCCGGGTCGGCGTTCCACAGCCGCTCCCAGTGCTGCTTGCGGGCCAGCGGGAACTTCCCGGCCCGGATCGCGGCCGTGATCTCGGTGTCCATGTCGTTGCGGAGCTGCCGTTCCCGGGCAGCCTCACCGGCGGCGATGCGCCGGTTCATGGCCTCGAACACGTCCTGGTCGAGGACGACCGTGCCCTCAGGCAGCCGCGCCGACGCGGCGACCTTCCCGCCCTCAGGTTCGGCCAGGGCCGCCAGGATCTCATCGGCGGTCAGCTCGTCCTCGTCGCCCTTGCCCAGCCGTGCGCGGAGCGCGGCCATCTGCTCATCCGAGAAATCCATCTCGGCGGCTCCTCTCACTTCGTGGTCGCCCGTGCTCGCCTGGGCGTGTTCGTGGTTATGGACGGCGGTGCCGGCCGGGTGGCTGTGCGAGTGGGAGTGGGTGGCGTCGCCGCCCTGCTCCCCGTAGGCGGAGTGCTCGTGGCTGTGGGTGGTCGCCTCACCGACCGCGCCGTGCGCGCCGGCTTCTACCTCAGCCGGGCCGCCGTCGCTGTCAGGGTCGCCCTCAGCGTCGTCCTCGGGGTCGCCCTCAGGTTCGGCGGCGGGCTGGTCCCCAGGCTCATCACCCTCGGGGTCCTGGTCCCCGGGCTGGGTGGCGGCCACGTCACGGCGGGACTCCTCCGCTGACGCGAACCGCAGCCGCCGCTCACCAGCTGCTGGCCTCTTGCCCCGCCGGGGTTTCGCCGCAGCGGCGACGTCCACGTATTCGACCTCGACCTCGACCTGGTCCCCGAATGTGATCTCGCTGCCCTTGATCGTGACCGGCACCCGGTACACCTTGCTCGTGGACTCGTCGGCCACGATCAGCTGCGGCGGGTCCAGCTGCATCTCGGTGATCCACATGGCGTACGTGGTGGACGGTGCGTCGTAGTAGGCGCGGCGGACGTCCTCGGTGGTAACACCAGCGGCCAGGACGATGCCAGACATCGGGTCTCCGCTCGGTAGGGTCCACGCTGACGCGGCTTGCTGCCCGGTCGCGGTGACGCCGTAGAGCGCGGCCACATCCTCCAGATCCCCGAGCACCCCGACCCCTGGCGGGGTGACGCCGAGGAGGGCGAGGGCTGTGATCACGAACGGATGTGTGTGCCCGATCTGACAGACCAGATCATACGCACCTTCGATCGATCTCTGTGGATACGCGCTCGGCAATATCTCACCAAGCCACCCGGGCATCCCGGCCAGGTCACCGGTGATCTTGTTGCCTTCGGCGGCCAGGGACATGTTCACGACCCGGCCGATGGCGGGCTCCCCGTCACCTGGGATGAACCGTTTGTCGGTGTGCCCGATCTTGAGGATGGGGGACCCGACCGCCGGGCAGGTCGCGGCGTCCACCGCTGAGGCCAGGTCCTCGGTGGTGAACGTCGTCTCGCCGGTGGACAGCTTCCACGTGCCGGTGGCCAGGATGTCCACCCCGGGCCAGTCCACCAGCGCGGGCATGGTCACTGCAGCAGGGCTACCCACCGGCCTGGCTCCCCTCGTCCCGGTCACCGCGGAAACTGGTCTCCGCATCAGCGGGAGTGCCGATCTCCCGGATCAGGTACGGGTCGTTGCCCGGCCCGTGGGACGGGGCGTAGGGCCGCCGGCCGGCGATCTGGAAAAACTCGCACGCCTCGTGGCGTTCCACGAGCAGGAACTGGTCCAGCAGCCACCGCTGCCAGGACCGGCGGTCGAACGCGGCCGGGGGTACGGGCATGTAGTGGTTGACCCGCATCATCCGCTCGGGATGGTAGGTGTCCGGGCCGTACCGCTGGATGATCAGCGTCAGCCCGGCGCTGTCCTGCCCCCGGTCCATGTCCTCCAGCCAGATCCGCCACCCGTCCTTGTAGGTGAGCTGGGTGACCAGCTCAGCCAGCACGTCCGGGTCCGGCGCGGTCTGCCTCATCCGAGGTCACCGCCGGTCTCGGAGCC